GCCTCCGAACTGGTTTCCCCAGTCTCTGGCGTTCTTGTTCTTGATGTCACAGCCTGATTAGTCAGCCTCTCAGGATGAGGGCGGTGGGGACTTCGGTTCCCACCCCCCTCTCTAGGCGGAACCTATGACCGCATACGCCACCTACGCCGATTTGGAAGCCGCGCTCGACGCTCAGATCATTGCACAACTGTGCAGCGACCTCGGCAGTCCTATGCTCGGCTCCAACCCGGTGACTACGCACGCGCTAGAACGCGCTACGGGCATCGTGCAGGCGTACACGCGTGTAGGCAACATCTACACCGATTTGGATTTAACGACGCTCTCAGCGGCCCACGACCCCCTGCTGATGACGCTCGTTGTTGACTTGGCGGTTGAGGCGCTCTTTCAGCGCCGCGCCATGAAGATCACCCCAGCCGTTGAGCAGCGTCTAAAGCAGGCGTACTCAATGCTGGAAGCACTCCGGGACGGGAAGATGATATTCGGGACGGTCGCCAAGGCGGCTAGTGCCGGGTTACCCGAAGTGCAAGCTACGCCAACGATGACCAACGCTTGGTACAACGGCGTAAGCACGAGCGCTTTCTTCCGCCCTCGCCTCCCGAACACGATGCCGGGGAACTGACGTGGAGCCGTGGCGCAAGAGAATCAGCAAGGCACTTGCCAACGATGCAATCCGTAACGGCATTGCGGCGGCTATTGCGTCTTACGCAAAGCAGCACATTGCAAAGAGCGAAGGGCGCGGCCCGAACGGGGAGACGGTCGCCCTCGCGGCGCTCAAGCCCATGTCTGGCGAGTTCTGGACGACCAAGAAGCCCCGGGAGGGCGAGGTTGCCAGCGCGACCCGTCAAGTCCTCAAGGCGGTCAGCCGTAAGAAGAAAGACGGCTCGGTCGTTGTGAAGAACGTCATGGTCACCGAGTACAAGATGTCCGGGCAGTCCTACCGGAACGGTGGGCAGCCTCTCCGCGACACGGGAAACCTACTGCGGTCGATTGGGGCGAAAGCCGAGCAGACTGGCCCCGCCCGCCTCTCCGTGACCATGTCGGGCGCTATCTATGGCATCTACCATGAGAAGGGCTTCTCAACTGACGGCCCGAACTTCATCCCGCTGACTCGCAAGGGCAAGCGCACCCATGCGACCGGGGCGAACCCCAACACCGAGAACCTGTCGCGGGGCAAGGATTACGTCATGGCGTGGGGCGGCGTAGACGTTCCCGCTCGTCCGTTCCTTGTTCCGACCGCCGTGGAATTTAGTGCCATAGGCAAAACCATTAGAATCGGTCTAGCAAAGATCCTCAAAGGAAAACTCAAGTAATGGCAACCGCAATCTTCGTCGCTGGCCCAACGTCTATTTATGTCAATGTCGGCGCTGGCTATGTTGAGCTAGGCTTGACCGACAACGACAACCTGCCGCAAGTCTCCTACTCGGACAACATCCATGAGATCAAGACCGTTGCGTCGGGTGCGACCCCGGAGGAGATGGTGGTACAAAACACGAGCGCGACGATCACCGTCACGCTGGTCAAGTGGGATGCGTCGGTCTTGACAAGCCTTCAGGTGCGCCAGCGCGGTGCGGCGTACACCTCGACCGTTGGCCGTCTCTTGGTTGGCGATAGCGGCACGTTTGGAGTTCAAATTGACCCAGCGACGGCTGGCAAGACGGGCTACACCTTTGGGCGTTGCTACTTGATGGGTGACGCAATCGCGCACTCGCAATTCGGCAACGTCGAGCAACGTATGGGTTTGACCTTCCGCGCCATTCCAGACGGTAGCAATTTGCTCGCCGCCTCTTATACTTCCTGACATGATCGACCTTACCCCAGATACCGACCCGCTTCTCTTCCGCGTAGAAATCCCGTCCGGCGCGTTGGTGGTTCAATGGAACGAGGCGCTCGCCGCATTGAGCGGGAAGCAAGACGGGCAACCGCAAGTCGCGGATGTCGCAGCAGCCTTACGAAAAGTAGCACGCTCGCCCGAAGTAGCTGCTAACGCGTCGGACGAGATCTTGTTTGCAGTCTTTGCTCGCATGGGTAAGGCGGTTGAGCAGGCGGGAAAATAACAAGGGGGGTTGCCCAATTCTTGGCAACCTACGGACGGCTCCCCTCAGACTTTGACGGACTAACAGCAATGGGACTCGCGCAGAACATCCCCATGATTGAAGCGCGACACGCGCTCATGCTCGCGCAGGGTATTGCTATTGCGTTTGGGTCGCCCGAGCTGACGGAACACACGATCCGAACCGCTACCGGGGACAACGATCTTGCCTTCCGCGTTCGCATGAGTATGGAACACAACAAGGCGGCAAACCAATGACCGTGCAAAGTAACGCGGGCATCTGGCTTGCGCTGCGTGACGAGATCCGTAATTGGATGTCTACGAGCGGCTACGGGGATGCCGTCTATGTGGTGGAGAAGCCCGGAGACGAGATGCTTGCCCAGTATGCGGTACAGATCGTCCCAAGCGGAGACGCTGCCCTGCACCCTCGTAGCGGCGTTGGGCTGCTTGAATCAACGATTCAGATCACGGTCTGGTGGCGAGGCCTGTTTGACAACACCAACCGGGCTACCGAGCGCATTGCCGGGGATGAGGGAATTGAGCAATTCATTGACGGGCTACGCACGCTCCTGATCCAGAACACGCTCGGCGGTCGGCTGACCATCCCGCTCACATGGCGCAGCGGTGGGCAGATCGAGGCGGTAGACGAGGCGGTCGGCTGGATGCGTGGAACTGAGACTTTCCTGTGCGCGTTTGAAATGACATGGGAGGTTCAATAATGCAAGACCTAGGCAAGATTACCATCGACATCAACGAAGGCGGCGGGTCGTCTGCTGGCGGCGCTGCATCAAGTGCTAGTAGCGGCGGCGGCGGTGGCGGAATCAACATTCAGGCCATGATGTCAGCAGCAGCCAGCGCCCTTAGTTTCGTTGCTGGCGTTGTCAAGAAGGCATTCGACGAAGTCGCTAAGGCAGCGCGATACATCTACGACTCCTTGATGCGCTTGCATTCGTTCATCATGGGCTTTGCGGACGACATTCGTGAGTACAGTCCCGCAATTCAATTAGCGGAGCTAGGCAACGAGATGGAAATGATGGCGAAGAAGATGCGGATGAGCGCCGTAACGGGTTCGTTTGTTGCCGCTCAGATTGTGCAGTCTGGACGAGTTGAGCGAGCCATGTTGGAGATTCGCGGGTTTACGGCTTCACTTGGGGCTATCTTCCTTGAGCCAATTACCAAGGCAGTCGCCGACATCCTTGAGAACATTGTCGTTCGTCTTCCTGAAATCATTGAAGCCATCTATGAAGCTGCTAAGACAACCGGGATGATGGCCATGAAATTAGGAGAGGCCATGGTTGGAAGTTATTCACTACTTGGGGTGGGCGGAATGGGAATTGGCGCAGTTCTTATTCAACTTGGCGCTGCGGCAATCAATATTTCCAAGAACGTAAAGAAGCTAGCCGACCGCGCAGACGCGGAAATGTCCCTGTCTGACCTCAACAAACCTTTCCTAAACGACCTACGACTGATGGGGGCGCGGATCTAATGCCAAGTAACGGAAGCACCTTTGTCTCGTTCACGTTTGAATCAACGACTTACACGCTTCCCTACACCAACATTTCGGCGTATGAGCATAAGCCTGTCTACGCGGAAGACGGCTACACGCTGATCCGGTACGAGGTTCATGTTGCTGGCAGCGCCTTGATTTCGGACGGCACAAACACTTACACCGACCTCGTTGCTCGATTTCAAAAAGCAACAGGACGCGTAGACAATGTCTATATCAGCGTGACAACGCCAGAGGGTACGGAAGACCTTCTCAATATCAGCCACCCCGACACCATGCGCGGGCCGCTAATGTCGCTTGCGGTGACGGAAATCAATGGCCGCCGCGCTTGTATTGTCAATTTCACGATTTCGGCGGCGTTGGCACTAGACGGAAACTCACAAGACCCAAGCCCGTACCCGATTCTTTCGCACCGCTGGACATCTCGCTTCGCTCTTGATGCTGGTGGTCATATCACGCGCACGGTGTCGGGCGTATTGGTCGTTGATCTTGCAGCAACCGGGACAACCGCTACAGCCGCCGCGAGTGGAACATCAGGAGCCGTAACCGGGAAAGCACCCTACGCGGATCTCTTTCGCCGAGCGATTCTTCCAGTTGCCCCGGGCGTAGGTAATTGGCGGCGCGAGTCTCAGACCTACGCCTACAACGAGGCGGGCAATTCGCTCATTTACGAGATCACCGATTCGCAGGCTCGGACGGCTTTACCCGATGCCGCGTTCTCCGGTTCGGCTGAATTCACCTACGAGCGGAATGCAAATATGCTTGCATGGGGGCAACTGCGTTTCTCATGCGACCTAGAGGGAGCAGTCAACGGAGATGTCCGTAGCCTGATTTGGGCGGCCGTAGTTCTTGCTCAGTCTCGCATCATCTTTGCCCGCTGCAAGATCATGCGGATAGTGGTGACCGAGCAGGATATGCTCAAGAAGGCCAAGATCCGATTTGAGATGGACGCGCTTTCCCCGGCGATTGCTACGGACGCGGCTGGCGTTTCGTCTTTTGCCGTTCCGCTTGCCCAAATTGTTGGTAAGTCTTTTGGCGTTGGTCGCACTTGCCCAGCCCTTCCTGACCCGTATAGCCCTTACAACGGCGTTGCTGGTGTCCCGCATTGGGTAAACAACGAGACAAGCGCAAAGACACAGCT